GATCTCTTGTTGAAGTGACTTGATCTTTTCACATACTTCATCTTCAGTAAAAAATAGGTATTTGTTCATCTTTATAATTGGTTATAAAGTTCTTATTAAATTCAAAAAGGCTCAACACACGCTTGAGATAGTAACAGGGTTTGTAAATCACACATCCTTGGCTCAAGTCCCCCATACTTTCCAAGACCTGCACCTGCTGGGACAGTACATACACCAACATCTTTACCATTGATAGTTATGCTAGAAACAGTCCCTTTATAGGTGTTCTCACAAAAATCTTTTGCTTGGGTTAAGTATGGGTCGTTGAAAGGCTCGACTACCTTGACAAGAAAGGCGACAAGGATAAAGAATAGGATTAAAATGATATTCTTGTTCATTTAAGTATAGCAAAGAATATATTTTCTTTCTTTTTACAAAGTATAATGTCTATCCAGCTCTTCGACTCAACCCTCGCTTCTGCCCTTACAGAAGTGCAGAAGCTAACTAATGTCTCTCAAGGACTCTCAATTGAGGCAGTGGGGCCTAGACGCGATGTCTATCTCAACATATTGCCTCTCCTATTTGATATTGATGTAAGTTACAAAGGACAAAACCAACTGTTAAAAACATCTAATTGTAATAATGTCTCAGCCGTTCTTCAAGATGAAGAAGGGTTTGTACCTTCTTGTAAACCCAAGTATCAGATCGTCAGAACCGAATCAGGGTACGAGGTGTTGGACTTTATTGATCTGGACATTCGAACACCTTTGAATGCTCTGAAGCGCGCTGATATTAGGATTTGGTGACATACTTACAGACCCAGAAGGACAGTAGCGAAAAAAGTCATCACGAGCTTCTTTACACGCATTTTCAGTCTGACACTTGTATAAGTCATTTGATGCTTTCCAACACATAACTCGTTGTAATAAATCCATTTTGTTGTATAAAGATAGCATTAAATAACCATATTTTATACCATCGTGTAAAATCTTTTCTTATAATATTGTAGAATTATATAATATTATAACTCCACTAGTATGGACCCTACTAGTAATCTTAGCCTCTTGATATTTCTTATCAAGTACATTCCTTCTCAATACTATATATCTACAGTATGGACTATGGGTAATTTAGTGTATAAGACCTATAACTTTGTAAAAACGAAGCCAGACCCCGTTCCAAGCATTATCACGATTCGAGAAGAAGAAGATTTTGTTGTGTTAGATAAAATATGAATATGCTCGATCAACACGTTCTTCGTCAACAATCCATTCGTCTTGCTTTGGTGGGTATCATTTATATGTCTACTCTTGATACTTATACAAAGATGTTTTTGATTCTTTTTCTTGATAATTTCAAATCAGTCTATTTCCTCTTTACAGACTTCATTCCTGAAAGAAGTAAAAGCAAGCTGTACCATAAAGTTGATAAACTTGTAGACTATTTCTCTTATGTGATAGTATTCGATATTGTACGTAGATCTAACCGTTATACTCATACACAAGAATACTTACTGTTTTCCGCATTGATATGGAGGTATTTCGGAGTATATAAAATGCTTCAAAGCGATTGTAACAATACTTTCCAAGAGGGAAGGATGAGTCTATTATATTTTCCCGACTTGTTTAAAGAATTAATCTTAGTCTTCTACCTTCAAAAGAAGTTTAATGCGTCAGTTAAACTGCAAATGATTGTGTTTGGTTTCTTGCTTATAATCAAGTTGTATATAGAGTATAAGTTTCACGTTAAACAAGAGGGTGGAGTTGATATCTTTAGAGATATTATAAACTCTTTAAGTGATACTCAAAAAAATAATTAAATATTCAGTCACAGCGTAACTGTAAAAAGGGGTAAAAACTCAAAAATAAAAAGTTGTTTAAAGATAGATTTAAACAACATAACAAACGTTTATGACAATGAACGCTTCAGATCCGATCCTTTCCTGTTGGAAGACCAGTACTTATAGTCATTTGACAAGACGTATTTTTGAAACCACCAAAGATGAGGAATTCAAACCCTGTTGGTTTCGCTATCTTCCTGAGAGGAACTTCGCCATCTCGAGCGAATCTTCAGGTGTAAAACTCATAGATCCAATCGTTGCAGATTGGTGTCTTCGTGAATATAAAGATATAGACAAATCTAAATTTGAGAAGTTGACTACCCCTCAACGTAAATATTATCTCAAGATGTGTCTAATGCTCATTCATTCTGATTTCTCTTCTGCAGAAGAGATGATAAACAAACTTGATTTATTTGGAAAAGATTTTACCGTTTTCTTTACCCCTGAAGAAATCAAGTTGTTTATGAATAAGTTTATCGCTTCTCCAGAAGAAGAGCAAACTTCTATTGATAATCATTTTAACAAGAGAAAAACTAAAGTATATCGTAGTCAAAATAAGTGTCCTCTTCTTGCGTGTGAACTCGTCCACAGAGGCTTGTCAGTGCCTTTTGAGTTCTGTATGAAGAATGGGTCGTTAGGTTCTATGTTGTATAGTATTCAAGAAACTAGAAACTTAGGGTTAGTTGTAGAGCAAAGTTATTCGAAAGAAAGTTCAGACTTTAAAGAAGATAAAATTCAAGCATATGCAGATGATGACTTTGGTTATGAAAACTTCAATGCAGTTCAAGCTGAAGAATTTACTAGAGATGGTATGTCAAGGAACTCTGTTAATAAAAAAGAAACCAGTGTTGAACCAAGCATCAACAACAATAAAAATGTATCACTTTGGTTTCCTAATACAAAAGAAAAGAATGATGTATCAGTCTTATTTGATAAGATGCATAATAAAGATTTTTCTAAAGACACTCCTCATACTGAACTTCCAGTTTTCGTTTTCAATTCTAAGAAATATATTCCTTATGAAAGTGATGTTGAATACACGCTCATCGATCCAATCGGTACTAATTTTGATGTAAGTCAAATATCAGAAGGTCTTAATCATATGAAAAAGATGCTTAAACAAGATCAATACAAACCTTCTTCAAAATCTACTAATATTGATCAAGTGATCATCGAAGATGAGAAGAAAGAAGATACCGAGTCTGAAGACTCTAGTACAGAAGACGTTAAGTCAGAGGTCGATAATCTTATCCAAGATTTTGACTTTTCAACAATCGAGAAATATGCTCAAAAAGTAAAGTCAAAGACTACTAAACATAAAGATCCTTTCATATCCAACTTTGAAAAAAGCATTCCATACCTAGAAAATGAGCTTAAGGACATCATTAAAAATGAGTCTGACAAGTGTTCTACGACTTTGATTAATATTGAAGGTGTTGATAACAATATTCGAGTCAAAATCGAGTCTCTTAAAAACTATGTCATTCTCCCTTCCGAAGTCGGTCCACTCGATAACTTAAGACAAATAGCCAATCGATCTGTTAACTCTGTTTCTCTCATAGACAAAATCAAATCTTGGATCAGTATGAACGTCACTATTGAGGGAGAATCCAAAGAATATAGCACTTCTAACCTTGACAGAAGTTATCAGAGTGACAACTTAACACATATGTATACTAAGATAGCAACTTCTCTTTATGATCTTGCTAAACATATTCCTATAACAAAAAAGAATATCTTTTATCAAGAAAACTTGGGCTACGCAACGATTCTTTTTAATGATTTGATAAGGCACTTTAGAGTCTGTATCAACGACATTGATAGATACGTCAACGTTGTAACTCTTTGTGATGACGTTTACAAAGAGCTTTGTAACTGGAATGAACAAGACAAACTACTCTTCATTAAGTCTATAATAAACAACGAAACTTCTGTAAATGAAGTTGAAATTCAAAAGTTTCTTAATGAGATCAAGTCTCAAAAGAAAGGTACAGGCTTGACTTACACTCTTAATAAACTTAAGGACATTTTACCTGAAGACGAGTCTGAAAATATCCTGTTTTTAGATAGTCTTATTAGTATTGTGAATTCTTACCCAATCATTTCAACTGACAAGCAAGAACCTGATATAAGACTTCTTGTTGAAAGCGAAGAAACTAGCTTTGAAACTAAGTATTGTTTAAAATCTAACTTACCCATATCTAAACCATACATTACTAGATCCGATATCGAACAAAAAGAAGAAGAAGATTGTAATTGGACTGAATTCATACTTGAAAAGAAAATTCCTATTGGACAATGGTTTGATTTGGATAAGGGTCAACCCAAAAAGCCTGAATTTGACTTTAAATACAGTACTGAAATCAGTGTGAAAGTTCCTAGAAATAGTCTTTAAAATTTGTATTTATACCAAAGTATAAATATCTTTTCAAACTTACTTTTTACTTTTAGACGACTTCTTTACTTTCTTAGTACTTACAGGACAAAACGTTGTCACTATGTAACTTAACCCTTGCACCACTGTATCACAAAGATCGTCTTTCTTACTCTTGTTCTCTTTGAAGATATACTCTAAGTTCTTTTCATCTTTTCGAAGTTCGAGAAACTCTTTCACTGTGTCCACACTCCACTTCTTTCTTTGATACTTGGTTGTCTTCTTGAGTTTGCCCTCATCGTCTTCTTGCTTGAGCGGTGCACCTAGAACACGTGTCTTTTGCTTGCTGGGATACAGTATAATCTTCTTAAACTGTCTAAACTGGATCATACACCAAGACTGGATGTGATACATTAACGCAAGAGCAATATTATTAGTTTTCATTTGTTGTTCTATTAATATAACATCTACTCCGTCAAAGTACTCATTGTTAGCCAATTCGTCAAGCCAGTCAATGAGGTTGAAGTAGGCCCGACCGGCGAAGAAGTCTTGTTTGGTTCCAAGATCGCGTTTTTCAAGGCCGATGAGAGATCCGCATTTGACGACTTTCTTGATGTAGTCTAACCACTCGTCAGTGGCAGTCCCATACTCGCCATAAGTCGTCTCAGGAGGGGTGATAGAGGTGATCTTGTGGGGAGTATATTGTTCTTTACACATAGAACAAGTTCTAAGACCGACGTCGATACTGACGACAGTGAATGTTTGCTTCTTGACTGGCATTATATATTAAAAGGGGTATAAAAGTTTAACGGAGTAATAAAATCGCGCAAGATGTCTAATGCAAGAGCTAATGACAAATATATTTTTAAAGCCAGAACTCGCCAAGCCTTCATTATCAAGATAATAGGTGAACTCTTGAGCAACACTATCAAGTGGGCCCCAATACGTATTAATGAAAAGGGTATATTCCTTACTCAAGCCGATAACTTCAATCATCAACTAATTGAACTTTCTCTCCTCAAAGAAAACTTTGGTAATAACTTCAAGTTAGCTCGTCCTTTGAACTTCATTGTAAATAGTGTTCACTTATACAAGATGTTGAAGAGCATCAAAAAGAAAGATACTATCACGTTGTTTATCTCTGAAGCGGAACCATTAAAGTTGGGTATATGTGTAGAACAAGAGAATGAAGACAATCAGATCACTACATTCATAAGAATCAACAATTGTCAACCTGAAATATTAGATCCTCTTGTTGGTTATGGTGACCCTATTATAATGAACAATAAAGAGTTTCAAAAGATGAAAAATCTTCACAATATCGATAAGAAGCTTAATGTCACCAGCAAACCAGGCTATATTCGTTTCTTCTGTGATGGAGGTGACTTGTATTCTAGAGAATTTATTGTGGGAAAGATTGATGATGATGATAATAAAGACATTCCAATTGGGTTTAATCAAAACTTTACTACTGCTCATATAACTGGTCTAGCTAAATGTGCAGGACAGTCTGGAAACGTGTATGTATACACACACGAAGACTTACCTCTTAAAATTAAGATGAAGGTCGGAGACTTGGGAGATTTGATTGTCTTTATTAAGAGTTTAGAAATGCAAGAAATGGAGAAATCTATCAAACAACTTGACTCTGAAGAAGCGAAAGAACAAGACGACAATGAAAGTGTCGAAACCAATAACTAAACGTTATTTTATTCTTCAATTATTGTTCAAATATTGTTTGAACATCTGATCTATCTTATATGCCAATGTTTCGTTTGGATGTTCGTAAGCAGGATTGTCTTCACTTCGTCCTGCATAACGAGCGTCAAATATTCCTTGTGGGTATTCTGAATTATAAATTGCGACTGTTGGAAGACCATCCTTCTCATAAACAATATTGTCTATGTCTGGATTACTTCTAGCTAAATAAAAATCTTTTAGTTGACCAATAGGTTTGTAATTATTATGTATTCTCCAGCGCTTCATCTCTTCTGGAAACAGTCTACTATACACGTGTACTTTCTCGTGGGCCAATGTAACTGCCAATTCGTTCATATCTTCTGGGGTAAATAAACCAGAAGGAATAAATATAATGTCTTCTCTAGTGTGAGGATAGCCTTGTTCATAGTCTCTATCTCTTGTGAGAGCGATGACCCAAGGAAGGTCTGCGAGTTTTTGTCCGTCTACAAATGGAATATCAAGTTGATTCTGAAAGAAGTCATCTACGATAGGCACTATACGAGTAATGATTTGTTTCTGATAAGGTGTGAAATCTAAGGCCGATGAAGAAGCGCGTTGCTTGACAAATTGAACGTTAGGGGCGTTTTGAGCACGAAGGTCAAAGACAGACATATTCTCGTGGTAACTATCTGGGTCGTTTTGTAAAAATTGAGAAGTATCTTTCTTAGACAAAAAGATAAGTCTACGTGAAAAACGTTCTTTAGTGGTAGCTACAAGTAACATTAAAACAACCAATATAATTAGTATAAGTGAATGGGGTCCAAACATATTACAACTTTTGTAATATACTTTTATAATGTAATTATTTTCTAATCTTCTAGTATTGCGATAAAGTCCGCACCATCGCAATCATTGATATCTCTGATAGTATACTTGTGATTTTTAAGCTTTTGAATAGACAACGCCATTCCATTATGTCCAAGTTCAGACGCTATCTCTTGGTTGTGACGAGTAAAACAACTTGGATCAAACCCCCATTTCTCAAAACGAATGACACGGATATGATAAGAGGATAGATCTATCATCTTGATAATCTCGCTATCAAACCCTTCTGTGTCGATTTGGAGGTAATCGATTTCAGAGATATTATGTTCTTTACAAATTGTATCAAATGTAATACTCTTTGTCTGGATCTTTAACAGTTCATCTCCCCAGTCGTTCATAGGGACGAGAGAAAAATGAGCATCTCCATAACCACGTTTAGAAGGTATACATAACTCAACTAACTCATCATCTCGATAGTATATTGCATTACTATAAATAAAGAGGTTAGAAACGCCTTTATAATTCGATTGGATTTCAGACAATAGGTTTGTATTAGGTTCGACTAAGATCACGATATCTGGTTTGTGTGCACGGACAAGCTTATTAAACTGATCATTACCATTATTGGTTCCGATCTGAAAGAAAACTTTTGGCATTGTGTTATAAACTATTATATAAACTATTATATAAATTCTTTAAGTGTATATAAAAATGGGTACGCGACTACTTGATGCTTACTCACTCTTACATTTTGCAGTAGGTGTGATCTTTCGCCATTTTAACATATCTTTTTTTCTAAGTATCGTGCTTCATACTCTCTTTGAAGTTGTCGAGAACACTCCACAAGGTGTACGTTTTATAGACTCTAATCTATGGTTTTGGCCCGGAGGAAAAAAGAGACCCGACACTCTCATCAATTGCGTCGGAGATACACTCTCTTTCGCAGCAGGATGGATAGCCGCAGATCGGATGTTGTTGAGATAAGTGTTTTACAAACAATCAAAAGCCTCTTTACTTGTAAAGGAGCTGACTGTTAAATGTTGTTGTGGAGGGAGAATGTTCATTTTTGACAAAGTTAAAATCTGAGGATTGGATTCTTTTGTATATTTGAATTTTAATTTCAGATCTGATCTACAGAAAGGACATTTGATCGCCTCTGTAAAGATGTTGTCTGTATTGATAATACCCTTATAAGCCATCAAGCTTAATGTATGGTTACAAACTAAATTAACAGTTGGGTATGGTGCTTTACAACCTGTGATAGAACAATCATCTTTCTTTTCAATTTCAATTTCAGGGTGTCTTCCGATTAAAGAGTATCCACATTCTAATAGTTTGAGAAGGGGGATGCTGATTACGTTATATATGTTGTTGATATGCTTTATCTTCTTTTCTCTTGCGACAGGAAACTCTGGGAAGGCCGAGTCTTGTTCGTGTTCGAGACTTTTGACAAATGATACCTGTTTGTTTATGAGATTATTTAGAAATGAGAAGAAGTCTGTGTTATAGTTGTCTTTAGAATGTGCAACAATACCTTTCTGAGACAGAGCAAAATCTGTTAAAGAGAAATTAGACAAATTCTTTGGTTTCCAGGCATATATGTCTACTGCAATTGTGTCGACCTCTTTATTAAAATAAAGTCTTATTGTTGGTATCACACCTTCAACTGAGTCGAGTCTTTCACGTTTCTCAAATTTCCATCCAGCAAAGTCTTGTATTAATGACGACAATTGATCAATTCTATCATAGAAGCATTGGACGATGTTAAGTTTGTTGATGTTAGGAAGTTCGTGTGAGTAACAATAAACAATATCTATATTACTAGACAATGTTTCTCCTATCCAATTGTTCTTCTTAAAAGAGTCTAGATGGAAACCGAGCTCAAACACTCGTCTTACGAAGCTACCAATCACACCGCTAAAAGGACTGAGCCATCTCATAAAAGTGATGACGAACTCGATTCTGCTTTTGAATCTTGATTGTCGAGAAATGATCTTGTCACATAGTTCAGCCTTTTGGGCGAGAGAGTAGTTGTATTGTTCAAGATTTCGGTTTTTGGCTTTTAAGCCGGCGATCTCCGCCTCTAATAGCTTAACTTTCTCTTCTGGAGACATTAAGTGCTTATGAAGATCT